CCTTTTGTTGGAAAGCTACACCTAACTCTCCAATAATCTTATCAAAATCAGCCTTTTTGGTATAGGTATCAGTGATTGTATTACCCCCACCATCCTGTGTAGCACGTAAAGCTGTTCCTGTATAATTACTCGCAGTAAGTGAGCCTACAACCTGCGAACCTTGCCTCCACGTTATTGGAGCTGTTGCACCCATTAAAGCAAAGCCAGAATAAATATCAGTTCCAACTTTATTTAGTAGTGCATTATAGATAACTTTGTTTTGTACCGGGTTTGTACTTGTGCTTGATAGTTCTTCATCAACAGTTACACCGCCACTAACAGTAATATTTACGTTACCATTATCATCGGGAGCAGTATTGTTTACAGACTTTACGTAACTATTAAGTTCTGTCTTAGTAGCGTAAGTGCTTGTAATTATATTGCCATCGCCATCTTTAGTAGCTTTCTTCGCCGTATTTGCTTCACCTGTATAGCTTTCTGCGTTTATATGCCCAACTACAACACTTTGCGAACCTTCGTACCACCTAATACTGCCTACATTCTTTTGCATATAAATAATGTCAAAGGTGTTAGGAGAAGTGAAAGTATTGGTATCATCAAGCACAGCTCTGTTATCAAGTGCGGCCTTTACTGCTCTATTCTGAACGGGATTTACAGAGGTGTTGGAAAGTGCCTCATCAACGGTCACACCACCGTCTGCTCCGTCTTTACCTTTAGGAAGCACAAAGTCAAGCACGGCAGCAGAAGAAGTGCCGCTATTGGTTACACTAGCTGACGTGCCCGGAGCACTTGTTGTAACACTGCCTATGGTGATTGTAGCCGCGCTGCCTGCTGGGCCTTGTAAGCCTTGTACGCCCTGTGCCCCCTGTGGGCCTGTCGCACCTTGCGGCCCTTGCGCCCCTGCTGCGCCTTGTGGGCCTGCATCACCTTTATCACCTTTGGGGCCTTTTAAGCTTGCCAACTGCTCCTGTGTGAAATCCGCATAGGTAAAAGCATCGCCCTTATCGCCTTTATCACCTTTTGGGCCTTGGACATTACCGCAGTCAATCCATGCGCTGCCATTCCAAACATAGAGATTAACACCCGCCATATAAGCGTCACCCTCGTCAGCTTTGGGGTGGGCAGCTTGCAAAGCTGACAAACTATCATACTTGCCTTTAATCTTAATGCCAGTGCCAGGGTCACCCTTCTCACCTTTTGCCCCCTTGATGTTGACTGCGGTAGGATTAGCCAAGCCAGCTTTATTTGTCCATGTCAAAGTTCCGTCAGCATCAACAGACGGAACAAAAACATTAACATTTTCGCTAAGGTCTTTTGTAGTGTCCATATAAGCCTTTGCGTTGCTTTCGCTCTTTGCAGCTGCGGCAGCCAAACTTTGCGCTGTTGGCAAAACCTTTGCCGGGTCCTCAGTAAGTTCTACCTTTGTTCCGTCGTCGTTGATTCTAAAGCTCTTGCCGTTCGCCCACGGAATTGTAGTATCAACATCAGCACTTTTGCTTATGTTCACCTTTAAACTTCTGCTTGCGGCATCTGTAAGTTGCTGTGCAATCATCGTCAATTTGTCACCAATAGCCTCAACCTGGTTAAAAGGATATTGGTCGGGCAAGTCTGTTTCCTGCGTCACCGGTACTTCCCTATAAATTGTCAGTTTCCACCCGGTCGGCAATACTGCCGGTCGTTCGCTCTCTGGTACTTCTGCACCGACTGCGTAACCTGGATAACGTACAACATTCTTTTCAACGTCAACATAATAATCTTTAGTCAGCAACTTTTCTTCGCCGTCTGCGTCAGTCAGCAAAACTTTAATGTCCGTTCGGTCTAAAATCTTAAACTGATACGCAAACTCCGTCGCGTTCCCATTGCCGCTATATGTAATTCTGTTCTCAATATCAGTAAGCATAATAGCTCCCCTCCTTTTATTATTTTTTGCCAAAAGAAAAGAGTAGATATATAAAAATATATCTACTCTTAATAAATCCACTTTAACTAATTATATACCTATTTTCAGCGGTTTATATCTATGCTACTTTGTGAAATCTTTGTCAATCTTTTTTACGTTCGCTTTTTGGTCTGCGTTTGTAAATATCTTGCAGTTCAAAGTCCATATCATCAGCAGCAATATCTATACCGTTAAATATGATATTGAAGATACCGCTAGGAATACCAAGCCAAGCACCGCCGACATATGCGGTCTGCTCTATCAACTCGCCCGGCTCTTTCTTACCTTCCGCAACATCGTTTATAAGTCTTGCAACAGTAAAGCCCCTGTCAATCAAGTCTTGCGCCGCAGTCAGTCTGTAGCCGTAGTTCCTCATGCCTAGCAAGTTCTGTACACCAACGTTCGCCGCTTGCCCAACGGGACCGCCCATAGACAACGGGTAGTTGATAAGCTCTTTTGCAAGGTTATTCCAATCGTCTTTTTTGTCTTTCTCGAAAGGAGCGGCCAAAGAAAGCTCTGCAATAGCTACGTTCAGCAAGCATACGCCTAACCATTTAGCGGTAACGAAAGCAATCAGCCGTTCAGCCATTTCTTTTTTTTCACCGCTATTCCATAACCTTTTGGCGATATGTGCTTCTCTGTCCCATTGGTTAAATTGTGTGTTGAAAAATCCCTGGAACATCGTAAACAATCTGAATAAGCCGCTGCCGCGTTGCAGACTTGATACATCATGAATACGACTGCTTCCCAACGTGCGGCGAATAACAGCGTTCGCAAAATCTAGTGCTTCCTGCTCTGTCTTGCCTTCATTAATTTTCTTCATGTATGCTTCTGCAAATACCGGCTTCGCAGTCATCATATCAGTGTAGCCTAACAGCAACGCGCCATATTTCAGCGTCTTTTTTTCAATCGGGTTAAGGTCAGAACGGTTCTGAATATCTCTCAACGTAACATCTGGCACTTCCATGCGTTCACGCATAAACACGCTTTTTGCGCAAATCGCATCTGCTTCCGCTCTGCCTTCACCTGTAAAGCCACGGTACAAGGCTCTGAAAGCGTCAGCATAAGTAAAACCTTCTACGCTATTTCCATATAGCAGGATGTTAGAAAAGTTCTGCATTGCCGTTTTGAAGTTAAGCATAATAGCGGTATTTGTTGCAATATTACGTAAAGCGTTAGCGGCTTTCGTAAACAGATTCTCTGCCATATATGCCGTCTTATTGCCGTATGGATTAGCGCAAGCCTGCAAAAACTCTCTCAAAAGTCTTACGTTGGTATCGCCTAAACGCTCAACCATGTTGCGGTAAATATCCTCATCGTTCAGTATCTTTCTGAAATCAAGCATTGTTTCACGATAACAAATATCATGAATGTATTTTTTTACCGCCGTAACCTCACTGCCGCGCGATAAGTCTACGGGATATTTGCCACCGGTACGTGCTTTACTTGCGCTAGTATCCGTAGTCAAAGTCCGTTGCGGCGGTCTGCTGCCTTCTTCGGTGCTGTCGATTCTGTCAAATTTGCCGGGCATACTGCCGGTGCGTGTATCACGTTCCAACGGGAAGTAGCCGCCGTCAAACACCACGCTTTCGCCGCTTGCAAGCTTCATCACCAGCGGTGACGCTTCAATCTTCGGCGGTTCAAAGCCTTTTGTTCTGCGGTTGACTTCTGCCAGCATGGGCCAGAATTTACTTGCCGAATTGATACGGGCCTGCGCATAGGCAATATCTTCTTTAGTCAGATGCTTGCATAAAAACTCTATAAGGTTTTGTTTAGTTTGCAGCATTGCTTCTTCTCTGCCTATAAGCTCCGATTCTTCCACCCATATATCGGAATTCTTTACGCCTACCGGTTTTTGCGAACACAGCCTTGCGGCGTTGCTGTCGCTGCCCAGGTTGCACAGCATAGCAATCAAAGCATGCTTATCTGCGCTGCCGCCAAGCTCTTCGTAGTAAATTCTCTGTTCGTGTGCAATACCTGTTTTCTTGTCCGGTTCCCATTTCTGCAAAGCATCTATAAGCTCGTTCTGGTAACTTTCAAGCATCGTGCTTTCCATATCTGCGCAATGGTTGATTTTGTTGTAAAACTCCCTAGTAAAATAACCTTCTGTCCAATTATCCATCATCAAGAAGAAGTTATCAGCATTACGCAGCGTAGCCATGAAATTTTTAGGCCATTCAACAATTCGCTTACGCAGGCTCTTTTTGCTGTCGCTGCCAATCTCCGCCTCATACTCTACCGGCAATTCTTGCAGGTGCGCTATCGTATCAGCCTTAACCTGTTCAAAGGCTTCGCCGGCGGCGATTTTGTTCATCTGCGTATCCTGCTTTGCAATAGCACGAATGTTTTTCAGTGCGTCGATAACGTCCATATAGTTCGCAAGGCTAAGTTGCGGCGCGTTGGTCAAATCGTTATTCGGGTTCAAAACAAAGTCCGGCATAGAAATAATTTCGTCGCCGTACTTTGCCTGCATCTCTGCAATGTAATCGCTAAGCGGCTGCACTTCTCTGCCATTGGTGTTAAAGTCCTTGCGATGATAGCCCATACGCTCCAACAAAGCGCACATCTGGAAGAAGTGCTGCTCTGTTCCCCATACTTCTTTCTTGCTGTGCATCTGCTTTCTGACGTACTTTCTTGCGCTTTCAATCTGATGTTTAGCCTTGACTGCTTCACGATACAAAGCATGGTTAATCATCTGCTGCTGCTTATACATAGCAGCTTCTTCTAAGAGGCCTGCTTTCGCAGCCTTATTTGCATTAGCCGCCGCTCTGCGTTCTGCCATAGCAAATCTTCTCGGCTTCATAACCTCACCTGCTGGCAAAGTCTGAATATAGCGTTTAGCAAAATTATCTGCGTTCTGCTTACGCACTTTAGCAATATTCTCACGCTCTTTTTGCTTAATATCCTTGTCGCTTATTTCATTGAGTGCCTCATCAATAAGCTGTTGTTCAAGTGCAACTACTTCGCCGCTTTCGTCATTATAGAGTGCTTCCCTTGCCGCTTCTCTTGCCTGTTCACGCTCCTGCACGAAGTCGGGGAATCTGCGGTTCACGGCCTTGTCAATCTCTTGACGTACCATAGCTCTTTCGCTCGGTGAAGTCAAAATATCCTGCGCCATAGCGTCGCCACTGTCATAACCTAAGCTGTCAGCCACCCAGTCAAACAGTTCTCTCTGCTCGTTAGACAAGGCACGCTTTTTGCTCATCTCCACAAGGTCGACTTTATCCGGATTAGTTTCAAGCTCATGCTTCAAAGATTTAAGCTCGTTAAGCTCTGTAAGCTGTTCACCCTCTACCAAAGTTTCGGCAATCTCTTTCAAGCCTTCTTCGCTTTTAATTTTTGCTCTGTCACCGCCGTTACGAATATAGTTCCTTGCCCAGTTGTCCTGTACGTCGCTGCCTTCATTCTCATTGACGGTGTAACCTTCGACAATCTCCCTTGCCATTTCGTAACCGCTGGCATAGCCGTTTTCTTCTGCTATCTGGTCAAAAAGTTCTTTCTGCTCCTGCGATAATTGGTTGCGCTTACTTTCTTTTACCAGGTCGACACCTTCGGGGTCTGTTTCAAGTCTATGCTTCAACGCTTGCAGTCTGTCCAGCTCATCGACAATATGTTTAAAGTCTGCCTTAATTTCGGCATCGCCATAATCTAAACCAGTGCTACGCAAATCGTAGTAGTCCGCTACATCTTCGCCCCTTGCAATCTTTTCGGCAATTCTTCTGCGTCCTTTTTTGCTGGTCAAGTCGCTTATGCTGCCGCCGTAGTCATGAACGTATCTTGATACCCAGTTGACATTACGAATACTGTCACCTGCTTCATGGAATACAAGGCCTTCAATATCCGCTTGCTCTAAAGCTCGCTTAGTCCAATGACGTTTCCCGTCTTTGCCTATCTCGCCGAAGTCAACCAAGACTGCGCTCTGGTCCGGTATGCCTGCAAAATCGTTTGCATACTTGCCTTCTGTTCTGTTGGTTGCGGCGAAGTAGCCCCACTTGCCATTGATAAAAAACGCACGTTCACTCTTGACTGTATCTTGATATTCCGCAAGCTCACTTTCTATTCTGTCAGCAATAGGATTTAAAATATCACCAATGGCTCCGTTTGTATCTTTTAACAGTTCGTTATAGTTTATACGTTCATTGCCATAAATATATTTTCTTGCAAGCCTACGCGGATTAGCTTCGATTGTTTCCCATTCGTTGATTTTTTGCTTGAAGTTAGCATGAGCCATGCCGTGTTCATCAACAACGAATGTAGGATTGGTAACAGTTTTCTGTCTTGACTTGCTGAACATAGCAATCAACATATCTTCGGCGTTTGCAACACGCTCTTTAGAAAGTGTGCCGTATGTGTCGACTTCCGCTTGAAGATACTCAACTATCGGATTAAGTATATCGTCAATGCTGGCGTTGGTATCGTTCAGCATATCATTATAGTTTGGCAGTACGCTTCCTAAAACGTGTCTGTATTTTCTTGCTATAATTGCAGGATTGGCAGGCTTTGTTTTGCGCCACGGAGTATCTGAATTATTAGCATGAGCCATGCCGTGCTCATCGTCTATAAAGTGCGAATCAACAGCCTTAACTTCCTTACCAAACTCATAACCTACCTGGTGTCTTGCACGATTGACAAGCTCCAATGCTACTGCTTCTTCAATTTGCGGCCGTATTTCTTCGATAAAAGCAGCCTTTTCAGCTCTGCGTTTTGCGCTGAAATCAGCCATTGCACGTCTTGTCAAAATGTCCACGGCCTTGTCTTTAGCCTTCAAGATTTTATCTTGCAAGGCCTTTTTGTTTTGGTCTGATAACTTAGATGTTATATTCTTCGGCAAGCCGCCAAACATACCTTCCATGCGCGACATAACTTCAATTTCTTCACGGCACGCCAACATTCTGTCGAATACCTGCCGTACTTCCGGTGTCAATTCTGCCGCATTTTCGCTTCTTGCTATCTTACTATAAATAGCTGATAACCAATTAGCGAATCTCTGGAACGCTCCACGCAGGCCAACGCTAGGTGCTTTGCCCTCCATGATGTAGGTTTCAAATGCTTCTGCCAGCTTTTCATGTCCGGCTCTCTTTGCTTCAACGTCACCGCTTGCCCACGTGTCAGCATCAACGCCTGCATACTCCATGAGTTTTTTTGCATCAGCATTTAGTCTTACGTTGCTGGGGTCTGCAAGTGCTTCGTTAATCATAGTTTCCACAAAGTAGTGTCCTGTTTCATGGATAACTGTGCTTGCGTCTGCACCTTTGAAAAGTGTAATAATATAAGAACCATCTTCCGCTGGGGAAAACATGCCCTTATCTTTAAGGCCTTCTTCTTGCTTATAAAACTTCTTGACAATCCCGAACCGTTCTTGTAGAATTTTAGTGTAAGAGGTTTGACCCACTTTCCCAGCAGTTAGTTGCAAAGCTTTCTGCTGCAATATTTGGGAGCCTCTTACTTTTTTTGCCCAAGCATTGACATTGACGTTTGGCGTGCCGTCCATACCTGCTGTTGTGATAAACACTCTGCCGCTAGTAGAATACTCGGTTACAACTGCATATGTACCCAGTTTGCCATTTACTTTTTGGAAAACGACAGTACCACCGTGCAGCCCTTTACTGTCAGCAATTCTTGCCTCTTCGATGCTGTTTACATCATCCAGATGCAATAAAATATCATCCCATTGTTTAGCTTTTAGCGAATGTGCTCCGATTTCTGTATGGGTAAAATTAGAACCTAAAATTTCATAAGTTCCACCATTACGATGTTTATACTTATAACTTCTCTGATTAGCCTGTGACTTATCAAGAGAAGTTATTTCTTTTATAAAGCTTTCTGCGTTCGGATATTCAGAAATAAATGCCGCTGCTTGCATCCATCCGCTTTTTAAAGGCTTAGGCGCACCGCCAGATTGAAAACGCAGTTTGTTTTTCTGTAGCCATGCAGCGGGATTTTCTGGGTCTGCAATAAGCGCGCGGCTCTCTAATACTAAGCGTAAATTGCCAGCATGAGATTTATTCATACCGGCTTTAGTAGCGCTGCCTACAATAGCGTCAAGTTCTGCGTCAAGCTCCGTACTTGCTTGCCTGGTTAAGTTGTAGCCTTCTCGCAGTTCTTTGCGCGTCTTTGCACCACCGTCCGACAATTCGCCGTTACTGTCAAAATACATATTGTCTTTCGTAGCTTCAAACAAGGCATTGTCCTTAGCCATTGCCGCCGTAAACTTGCCGCGGCTAATATCAATATCCTGCCCCAGCTCCGCCGCAGTTGCCACTTCTTCCGCTGTCACACCTAACTCGTCAAAAAGTTTATTGTTATTGCTAGTCTGCTTGTAGCCTTCCAAGTCCTGTGCAGATACTGTTACTGTATCGTCCTCAAAGTTAGGATTATTCGCTTCAATTTCAGCCGCCGCACGTTCCGGGTTAATGCCTGTTTCTTTGATTCGTTCAGCATCCGCTACTAACTTCGCCTTACGTTCTTCGTTAGCTTTTAATGCGACGTGCTCAACAACGCTGTCAACTGCAACGCTTACGCCGCTAACACTACCGCCAAGAATAGCACCAATAAGGCCGCTATATCCTGCTTCCTTCAAGTTCTGCTGCCAGTTCTCTCCCCACTTCTCTGCAAGTTTGGCAGTGCTTGCGCCGGGGTTCTTTGCCCATAAGTCTGTAGCTTGCTCCGGGAATTCCTGCAATGCTTCGGTAACACCTTCTTCAAGGCCACGTTTGGTAACTTCCCATATCTTAGCTTTCAGTCCGCTACCGGCAGGCATCTTTTTAAGCAGTCTGCCAAGCGGCAGTTCTTCTAATACTGCCTGCGGGATTGCATTCATCAAGCCAGCCTCCGCTGCTCTGGTTGCGCTTACGCCCTCTTTGCGCAGTCGCAGGTATTGTTCGCCGCTGATGTTTGCACCATTGTAAAGCATACTGATAGCGTGTACAGTTTTTGCAGTTGCCCCGGCAGCGCCTACACCTTTAGTCAGCGCAAGCTGCGCTAAAAGCTGAATAACGTTTTCAGCCAAATCATAACCAAGTTGCCCAGCCGCCGTATCAGCCTTAACTTCTTCGCGCTTCAAAATCTCATCGGTGACATAGCCTAAAGCCTTGCTGATGTTCTCTGATTGGTCATACTCTTTAACAACATTCTTGTCACCCTTATGAGCTTCAATATTAGCGTCAACGGCCGCTTTAGCCGCACCGAATAAGCCACGCACCGAACCTTTAAGGCCGTTCATTACGGCAGTGCCTATGCCTGGTTTATCGTCGTTGATAATGCTGCTAGTATCAATCGTCGGCGAATTATTGCTCTTTACTGCCTGCGAAAACTTATTGTATTCATCGTCGCTCATTTTTTGCAGGTCATAATAACCTAGAGTTTCAGCAGGAGTTAAATTGCTGTCTGCACCTGTCGCATAACCGCCATCGTACCAATCCTGTTTTTCGTTTCGCAGTCTTTGAAATTCTTTTTCGTTATCTTCCCAGCTCATTTAATAATCTCCATTCATAACCTCATCAAGATAGCCGCCGTTGACGTTGCCGTCGCTGCCGTCAAAGTATGTTACGTGATACCAATCGTCAGCAATTTTTTCAGCTCTGGCTATACCTGCTTTTGCTAACAGTGCGTCACTGCCGCTAAAAGTTTTTGTGCTGTCCCATAAGAAGCCCGGCTTTGTTACGTAAGTACCAAAAGTTCGGGTAGTTATAGCTTGCTTCATAGCGTCAACTAATACTGATTCATCCGGGTTCATGCCGTTGTGTTCAGCGCGGTACGTACGTACCCACTGTTTACCGTATATCTTCAGTCCTTGTTTTACTTTATCGTTAGAAGAACCACCCATTACGTACTTACAAAGGCCGTCCCAATCATACGCATATTCGCCTGCGCCACTCAACCAATTATCATAAGACTTATCTAATGAATTCATATCAGAATTAGTTGCTCCGTGACTTCTTGCAAAAGCTAAAAACTCTGCCTTAGACTTAAACCTGCCTGCTTCCAGCATAGAGATTACTGCCTCTTTGCCGTCACTGCCAAGTTTGGCTATGCCTTCACGTCCGCCGCTACCGCCGCTTCCGCTTCTGCCTTGCGGTCCGTATATTGCCGTTACCGCATTACGATATGTTACGTACTTGTCGGGGTCACTGCCTGCTTGATTAGTAGCCCACGCCATAGCATCACTATAGCTTGTGCCGTTATTAAACATACTAAATAATTCACTCTTTATTCCTTCAAAAAGTTTGTTTTTCTTATAAGTTTCTATTCTGTCATGGTCTGCCTTAATAGTGCGGTACTGCTTTATAATGCGGTCTTGCTCATCCTGGCTCATGCTGCGTGTGCTGCGCACGCTTCCTGCTCTGTTGGTAACACTCTCTGCGTATTCTTTGATACTAGGCTCATTCCCATGTTGCGGTGTGTCCCAAGTATTCCCCCATACATCCGTTGTTTTACCGCTCACCCAGCGTTGTGCATTAGTTTCTCCGCTATACCATGCTACCGCCGCACCTGCTGCACCGTATTTATCATAGTATTGTTTTAACTTAAAGCGTGCGACTTTTTCTTGATTTTCCGGTGTCATTTCTGCACCTGCGGGCAAGCCTGCTTCTTGGCTCCAACTAGGCCAGTTACTAGGCAAAATCTGATATTTGCCGCTTGCACCGGTGCGGCCATTCTTGGCGTTATAATTGCCGCCGCTCTCTTGAATACCGAAAGAAGTTAGCAAATTCTCAAAATCATTACCGCTTTCGCTGCCACTAAATCCTTTCATGCCTTCAAGTTCTTTGCGTACTGCTTCTTCATTGTCGCCATATTTAGCATACAAATCTTTAGCGGTATTTCTTTCAAAAGCGCTGCTCTCTTTATCGTATGCCACCTTTTCAAAAGCAGCTCGCTGATTGGCAGTCAGATAACTACCGTACTTATCCATGATGTTACGCATAGTGCCATAATCTTCGTTGGTGATACTTGCGCCGACGGCACTTGCTACCACCTGCCCGATGTTGGCTCTGCTTTTAGATTCGATAAACTCTGCGCCACGCTTGCCATATATAGCGCTTGTCAGTAACTGTGTACGAATAATCTCATCTTGCAGTGCCTGCGGATTATTCCAGTTCTTCTGTACAAACTCGCAGGAGTTCTGAATATTATTGTCATAGCGCAAATCAGTGACTGCTTCTTTTTGCTTCTGCTCGTATTGGTCGACAGTCTGGAAGCCTTGCTGTGCGCTCTGATACATTAAATGGTCTAATGCAAGCTGATTCTTTTGGCTGTGCAGTTTGGTATTACTTAATACATCCTGCCTTGCCTTATTTATCTGCTCTGTGTAGCTTGCGCCTGCGCCGGCAGTGCCTTCTAATTTCGTATTCATAAGGCCGCTTTCATCGTTGTACATGATGTTATAGCGGCTCTTATTAAATATATCCATAGCGTTAAGGATAGACTGTTTGTCCTCATCCTCTTGCTGTGCTTCTACTGCTACCGCCCATTTGTTGGCGGCACCGGCAATAGCGGCAAGTCCTTTGCCGCCGCTGCCATAAGCGTTAAGGTCACTCGATACCTTGACAGTCGCACCGCCGCCGGCACCTAAATTGACGCTGCCTTGATAACCTGCAATCTTCATACTGCACCTCCCTTACCAGTTCCATTTAGTAAAGCCTGTATTATCCATGAACGGGTTATTCTTCTTTGCCTGGTTGTAAAGATTGAAGCCGTTCATATTGCTAGCAGGAAGATTGAAATCACTGTTAGCATCGTACCATTCATCACCGCTTACTGTAGTTGTTCCCTTGCTGCCGCCAATCATGCCTTTAGAGTAAGCGTTCGCCGCCGCACCTACAAGCGTACTAAACATCTGCATTTTGCCGTTGGCTTTAGCGTTCTTCGCCGCCGCATTATATGCGCTTGCCTGGTTGCGATAATTAACCTCGTTTACATAAGTGCTCCACGCATCATTACGCTGATTCTGCAACAGATTCATACTGTCTTTTTTGTAAGCGTCCTCACTGCTTGAAAGAATATCGCTGACACTGCCGCTGCCGGTTAGCCCGCTGCTGCCGGCAGCCGCCAGTGCCTGCCCTCTTGCAAGCCTCATTCTATCGTTGAGTTGGCTTTGCTTCTGCGCATACGCTTCTGCCTGCTGCTCACGTTGGCGGCTCATAATAGCCGCGTTCTGCTGTGCAGCCTGCGCCTGCGCTTTATATGCCTGCTCCTGCTGTTTGGCCTGCTGATGTTGTCCGCTTAACTGCATAACAGTTTGCAGACCCATTAAGATTCCAAGTGTACCCATTACGCTCACTCCCCTCTATATGGAATATAAAACTGATAAAACTTTTTGCCGTCCCAACCTGTTTTAGGCTCTACCAAAAATACCGCTCCCAAGTGTCTTAAATAGTTAATGCTAGTGCGGTTCTTCTCGTAGACGATATTATGCAGCAGTCCATGCTTGCGTACCCATTCATTCAGCACTCTTTTCGCTTCCTTGAAAAGCAGGCTCTTTGTGTAACCATTGTAAAGTTCGTTCGTGCCTACCATCCAGATTCCGCGCCCTGGCGCGCCCCATTCCATAGTGCCCTTGCCGAATATCGCAAGCAGTTTTCCGTCCTCACCACGGTACACCCTTGTTTCTTCGTCAAGCTTGATACTGCCAATAAGCACAAATACCGGGTCACTGCTTGCTTCCAAATCTTCCTTATCATGCGGCCGTATATCCTGCATAAGTTCTTCAATCAACGGCACAACATTTTCTTTTGACTTATTATCAAGTATTTCAACTGTCCACTTCTTAGCCACCGAAAGACACCTCCCGCACTACCGCCAGCAAGTTAAAAGGATATGGCTCATCCGTAACGATAATCACTCTGCCTTCGTTGTTAAAGCCGCCAATAGGCAAAGTCATATGCTTGTCGCCGGTAAATAATTTAATATCGCTCACTGCGTTCTGTTCGTCAAAGTTCATCAAGTCCATAGTATTTATATCCGGACCGACCATACCGCCAAGAGAATTACTTAAGCGCAGGATGCAATTACTAATCTGCTTTTTGCGTCCTTGCATAGTGCCGTCGCCCGTCCTAATTTCGACGTTTGGCAGTTCCACGATACTTCTATAGGGCAAGCCAATAAAAGCGTGTTGTACGGCTGCTGGGAGCGTCACAGTGCCGTCTTGACTTACTGTCAGTCCACTATACATTCTTCCGTCACCGATAACAGTAACTTTTTCGCCTGTCAGCTCTGCTGCATCAATCTCCGTTTCCCCACTGCTCTTTTCAGCAGTGCTATACTCAATAGCATTATCAAGCATAATATAATCATCGGGGTTATTGCTTTTTGCAGGATTCTTTGCCAGATACTCAATGTTGCGTACTGTCACGCCGTTTATCTCTCGCTTTACTACAAGATAAATAATATCTTCGTCGCCTTCCTGCACTGCCGCCACTGCTTCAATCTTGCCTTGCGTTTCTATCGTCGACCAAGCATATACTTTCTGTTCCATGATGTAGGATAAGCAAGCCATAGTCCCGTCACTTCTCACAAAATATATAGTGCTGTCGGGTTCCTGCTTATATGCACTGTCGACAATCTGTACATTCTCTATGATATGCTTTGCTAGCAATGTTAAGTCATTGCCGCCGTAGCTGTCTGTTTCATAACTATATGCCATATCCCTTACAGTGCTTCCACGTCCTTGTACAAACACGATTCTGCCGCCAATCATCAACGGCTCAACAGTGCTGCATCCGCGTGTAGTCTGCATTTTGGGAACGGCTTTAGATGGTGTTACAGTATCGCTGCCACTTACTGTCCATTCGTTACCGGCAGTCAAGACGATTAAATCGGTACTTGCTATCAAGTGTAAAATCTTAAACTGCTTGCGGCTCACAAAGGCAAGTGCTACTGCGCTATCATCGGTAACAGTGCCGCTGGCTTTCTCTACGCTGAAATTGCCGTAGTCGCCGGTCCTGCTCATCCACACCATATAAGGCTGCTTCTTCGTGCCGCCAAAACATAATCTGTCCTGGAAAAAGCAAAGTGTTTGCGGGTACCCGAATTCTTCACTCCATGCGCCCCACAAGAAATTAGTAGTCATATCTGTTGAGCCTAGCTCTTTTTCAACATGAGCTTTTGCCGTGCTGTCGCTGGTGATTTCAGTAAGCTTTACAACGCCTTCTGCATTGTAGGCCATTGCTGTTAAATCAACAGTGCAAGTACCGCTAGTTATAGTGCATACCGCCCTTAAAAATACCGGCTCTGTTACACTGCCGCTTTCAGACGGATTATAGTCACTCTTAGATGTATATTTTCTGTATTCCTTCCAACTTTCGCCATCGTCACTCTTTTCTATGGTAAAACTGCCTTCCCAGGTTCCGTGACTGATAACCTTCCAATTTTCGCCCACACGTACTCTTTCTGTCGTGCCGTTGCTGGCGGATACAGTCTTGCTTGCAATCTCTTGTTTAAGTTTGATATACGCGCCCGGCTTGCTGCTAGCGAAAATATTCTTGTTGCTCGTCAAGGTAATATCACCTTGCGTTCCCGAAGGTGTCAATTCTTTATTGCCGGTATATAAAATCTTTACCCAGCCATTAGCGCCCGCTTTGCCGTTTGGGCTACCCTTTATACCGCCGGCACCGCCTGCCGCACCGCCGCCTGCGCCATATGTTACGCCTTGCGTGCCAACATTAGAATAATAGCCATCCTTACCATACCTGCGACTGGCAGCACCACCTGCTCCGCCGCCTCTGCCTGTTAGTCCACACGCCGTACTGTCTGCGCCTTTAGTGCCGCTAGTAGCTGTTGTATCTTCGTCGTTGCCTGCACTATAAGCATACGCGCCGCCACTGCCGCCGCTACCGACCGTAATCGTATAACTTGTGCCTTTATCCAGCGTTACAGTTTTTATAATGCGTTCACCACTGCCGCCGTCGCCACCTTTGGCGGCATAATTATAAACTTGGTGTTCTCCGTGCCTTCTCCATGTAACGGCACCACCGCCGCCGCCGCCTGCACCCGAAATGTCAATTTGGTATTCACCGGTAACAGTTGGTTGGAATGTGTAGGAACCGGGCACGGTATAGCTTATGCCGCTATAATTTTCAAGTGAGGTCGATTCATCGAAATACATATCAGTAATTTCAAAGTCAGCAAAACGCCAGTCGGTGTCCGAATATCTTGCAAGCTGTTTCACGGGATATTTGCCGCTGGCGATAAACATAGTATCTGCGCTTTGTACAAATCTCAAATCTTGCAGCATATCTGCCGTGTACGGTGTCACAACTTCTATGTTTATATAAAATCCGTTCTTATGCACCCTTATATATTTCTCGCCAATCTCCAAAAGATAGTCGGTGTTATCTGCGCCGTTGAACGGTACCAGGATGCACGCTTTATCGCTATGTTTCGTTCGTGCCATATACTTCATGCCCGGTCTGCGATAAATAGGGCCGTGCGGCTTGATAAGGCAGTTATAGGCTTGCAGTACCGCAAACTGATATTTATCTAAATCGACGCGGTTTGCAACTTCGGCGCTGATTTCCCCGCCGGTAAATGCAGGCTGCAATAAATAATAAGGTGTCAACCCACTAGCCATAATTACGCCCTCCCGTCAAAGTATTTACTCGGGTAGTCCGGCAACTCTTTCTTTTCGCTTGCCGTGGTATGCTTTGCTTTCTGCAATGCCGCCATTGCAAGCTGATACTGTGTCTGTTGCAAGCCGCTGTTGCCGGTCAGTTGTACGCAGATATTAAACGCCAACATATGAGTAAACGCACTCAAAAAATCACTCGAAAACATTTCTACATCGTCAACGTCATAGGTATATTCAAGCCATGCAGCAGGAATGTTGCACCCTATGCCAAGCACGTTGTCGCTTGCCATATACAAGTCCCATTCTTCCTGCTGCTGTTCGCCTGCCCTTATCATTGCGCCGGTGTCAGCGTCAAATATCTTGCGCACAGCAAGGCACTTTTCGGGGTAGGCGTAAACGTGGGACCAGTACGGAGATTCGATACTAAGTTCTGCAAGCTTGCTCACGCGCTTTGCAAATCCCCAAGTGTAGCTTCTTAATAACTCTTTGCGGGTAGGCTCATAAAACAGTTTACACTGTCTTGCTAGCTCCGACTGCTCATCTATATTGCTTATACGCCCTTTGGCGATATGAGCCAGCGCCATATTACATACATCGGTAATGTTAAGCATTTTAACTATTCCTCCTTGATTATTAAAAAAGGGAAGAGCTTTCGCCCTCCCCTTAAAGTACCAAATCAGCCCGGCCAGTTCGGAACAGTTTCAGTCAAGCCAGCAGTCAGTTTGCCGCCGCTTGCGCCGCTTACAGTCAGTCTGGAAAAAGCCTTCATGCCATACGGCAGTTTTGCTGCAACCAAAATGCCCTTTTTGCTGGCGGCAAGAGTATAAGTCGCAACAACGGTTTTAGTGCCGAAGCTTTCGCTGTCAGAAGTTTCCAACGCCGCAGTGATGGTACCGCTAGTAGCTAAGGCGGTCGGCGCAGTAATAACAAGAAATAACGGGTCAGCCGCATCACCGCCGCCAACGTTCGCAATTACATTGCTGGTCAAGGAATTATCCATGTACATATTTTGCTGGTCAAAAATCATTGTTATTCACTCCTTCCGGTTACACGACTGCCGCTTCGGTTTCGCTTTGGCAGTCAAGTTTCTTAATCTGAATACCTGCAAGGTACAGTTTAGGCGGCGCGTCCATAAAATCTTGACGGGTAACATGAACATTGTTCTTGTTGTTCAAATAGCACTCCAGCCAAGAGTATACGCCGTCAGATACATACGCAACCGGCGCTTTCGGGTCTTGCAGACGGTTCTTTGCGAAGATGAATTTATTCATCAGTTCGCGTTGCGCACTGTCAGTCAAAGAGTTAAGCTTTTGGACATCAATGTTGCACACGCGCACAATAGAACGAACATTTTGTACCGCCAAGCCACACTTCCAAGAGTACAAAGTCTGCAATGCACGGAACGGCTTGTTGTTCTCATCGTATACGTCGCTTTCGCCCAAGTCCTCAGTTTTCAAGCCTGCCTGGGTGCCTTTAGGATATACACCCATTACGCGGCGGTCGCCCCAATCTACGAAGTAGATAGAAGCATTAGTGTTAGTACCAGGAGTACCCGCGGAAATCACCTGGTGGCCCGGAGTGCCTTTGCCGCCGTCGGTCAAAGTATTGTAGCGTACCGCAATACCATTGAAAGTGTCCGGGTCTTCGTCCAAGTTGCCGTACAAGAATTGACGTGCGACGTATTGGCCCATGCCTTCTACGTGTGCATCATCCTCTGCCATGCGGAACGCCTGCGGATTCGGTTTACCGGAAAGCAGTTCAACGTCCACGCAGGAACGGTCCTCCAAGTGCATACATACATCAATGCGCTGCTTTACAGTGCCTTTAGTCGGAGAAGTACCGCGGTTAATACGACGGATAGACGGAGAAGGCAGGCTCGCACGAATAGTAGTTTTAGTACCAATCGGCAAATCGCCTTCCATCCACCGAATATCTTCCATAATAGGATTAGATTCGTTAAGTACTTCCATAACGCGGTCAATAGCGCCTTGCGGAGTTAAGTACTTTCGTAAGTCGCTCATAGTTTGGGAGTAACCAATAGTAGCCATAATTTCATCATCCTTCCTGTTTTTTAATTAAAAGTTAAAAATTATTTGTACCTGCTCCAGTCGGTTTTCGGGTACATGTTTGCGGCAACGCCTTGTGCAGTGTTTAAGCCTTGCGCGCCGTTTTGTGCAGCCAAGCCGGGGTCCTCGCCAAGCAGTTCGCCAAGTTTCGCAAATGCTCTCACGATAGCAATTTGATTGCCTGCGCCGGTAACTTCCAATGCTTCACGCACATTCAAGCCTGGATACATTGCCTCCAATTTGCGGCAGGCAGTATCACAAAGGCCCTGTACTTTGCCCAAGTCTGCGCCCAGTGCTGTTTTAGCCTCATCGCCCCATTTAGCGATTTCCTGCGCGCGGAGCTGTTCTACGCCTTGCACTACACGGCTTGCATACTCTGTGCCGTACTTTGCAAGTGCTCTTGCCTGGTCATTGCTAAGGTTCATGCCCTTAATAACATCCACAAAGCGTCCTTGCTCATCAGCACTAAGCTCATAGCCTTCTGGCATCTCTACTCCTGCAAAGTCATAATTCACTGTGCCGGGCTGCTGTTGTGCGCCTTGCCCATTACTTCCATTCCCTGCAATAGTGCCGGAAGCACTTGTATTATTAGTTGCATTAGTAGTAGTCGGTTCTGTCTGCTGCTGTTGTGCCGCGGTATTGGGTTCAGCCTGTTGCTGTGCGCCTTCGCCGTTGACAACTGCATTTTCGCCGTTCTCGCCCATTAGTTATTCCTCCTTGTTGTTATCCACATATTCCACTGCCAGCTCTTGCAGCTTTAGTTGGAATTCTGCATACTCCATTTCAGCCTGCTGTTTTAGCCCTATGCCTTGCAGCCCAAGTGCTAAAATGCTTTTAATAATGCCTAAGCCTACGTCGCGGCGGCCTTCGTTATAGAAAGTCTTGCTATTGCCGGTAAAGCACATAGAGTTTACTTTGGTTACGTCAAGCATACGCATCAAGAACCAGCGTCCGCTTTCACTCCCCAGCAGGTCAAGTAGGGCTTCTTTATCCCTTCTTGCCTGCTCTCTTACCATGTACTCTGTCAGCAGTGCTTGCTTTCTATCCTCGCCTGTATTGGATTTATATTTAAACTGCTCGCTCATTATTCCCAACCTCCCGGCACGCCTAGCCAGCTTGTAATAGCCGGGTTGGAATCATTCGCCGCCGCAGTAAGATTTTTGGCCGCCTCTGCCGCAGGAGCCGCAGCCTGTGCCATTGCCAAGCCTTCCTGCATTTCCTGCTGCCGTTGCATTTCCTGCTGCTCTTGTTTAAGCATCTCTTGTACTTCTTCATCGCTACGCAATGCCATTGCAGGCACGCCAAGCATTTCAAAGTATTTTGTAATAGCACCCAACGGGTTAATCTTCTTCGTAACTTCTGGCCATACTTGCGCCATCTGTCCGGTCTGTGCTATCGCCTGTTCGATATTCACAAGCCCGCTCATCTTCTGCGCCTGCGCCAACGGTGAAATATAGTCCACTTCTACATCTTCTTCACTCAAAAGGTCTTGCAGTTCTTCCGGCACCGGAGGAAATCCGCCGCTTCTGTCGATGATGTTATACACACGTTGAAGAATCAGTGTTAAGAATTCATCCTGCAATCGCTCAACCACCGGGCCTAGCTGTTGCAGTTTTTCCTGCGTTCTCTCCATAACCTCTCTAGCAGTCATGCGGCTATTATCAAGGTTATCTAACATCAAGAACAAATCAGCACTGTATGCTCTCTTTATAGCATCCTCAACGCGAATAATTTCTTCCTGCGCGTCCTTTAAGTCAAGGTCAACTGCGAACAAAGGCTTTACCATATCTTGCGTCTGGTCATCTACGGCTGTTAGACCGCCAGGCATCAAGTTAATACCGCCGTTATTCATAAGGCTTGGACTGCCTTGCATCGGCGGCTTTATCTTTAACTCTATTGCTGTGAGATAATCTTTTTTCAGCAGTTGCAGCATTTTACTGTCGCCTTCTGCAAACCACGCAGGGCCTCTTGCGTATGCCTCATTGCCGCTGACAAGATAACGCGCTACCGGTACTGCTTCTTCTTCAAAGCCGCCAACATACAAGTATTCGTCACTCTCTGACTTTTCCAACCAGTACACGCTTCTATACGGCATGTTCAGTCTGTCCATGTAGCCAGGCAGTTTATCGCTGTTAGGCTCTACCATCCAGCAGACTTTATACTTCTTAGTAAGATTGGTCTGATTGTCTAACAGTCCTTTCAGATTGTCTGGCAAAGCGTCTACGCCGAAGCAGTCCGCTAGCTGCTGCAAAGTCATATCGTACTTTCTTGCAAAAGTAGTTACCTTGCCGAAGCCGTCTGCTTCAAGTGCATAAGTACCGATTGTCATTGTCTGGAACCGCACGCCGTTTTCTGCGTCGTAGAATATAGCCATCGGGCACTGTCCAAAAGGCAATTCCAGATATACAGTATGGATGCTGTTATAGAAGTTGCTCTTTGCAAGCACGCTTGATACAATCTCTTGTCTTGTGTCAAGCACCTTCATAGCCTCAACATTCGTATTCAGTTCCGGCCGTCTATATGCAAATCTGAACCACTGGCGGCTCGGCGGTGTAAGTCCGCTCATAACGCCTGCGGCGAATACCTGCGCCGCTCTCCAAGCTACCCCGTGCACAATCTTTAAGTCACGTCTGCGTGCGGGATTGGTCTTGTCTGCCGTATTGTCAAACTCACCGACAAACGGAAGCTGATAATCTCTTATCTCTTTCCATCTGTCCTCCCAATCTCGCCTATCTTCGTACATGCTTTTAAGCTTACGCACCAAACGTTGGCGGTCCGGCAAGTTCTTTTTCAGCGGCACCCCGTCACTAGGAAGTGTTCCCTGTGGCTTGCTCGCCGCTATCGTTTGAAAGTTCATAAGCTGTTACCTCTTAGCCTAAAGTATTACGGCCGCCCTCGACGCCACTAGCAATAGTGCTTGTCTGCGTAGATGCAAAGCCTTTACGCTTCTTCTTGTTACTGTCGCTACCGGTCGCAACTTCGCTGCTTGTCGCAACGGTAGTCGGTGCCGGGTCCACCTTTTCAATAGTCGGCATGTTGCCGCCACCGAATAATTTTGCAATGCCACCCATTTTTAAATCGCCCCCATAATTGAATATTCTGTGTTGCACATCAGCACTTTAGGCTTTCTATCGTCAAACCCTAACTGCCTTAACGGAACCTTCCTTGCAAATGTTAGTGCCAGGCCGTCTGCAAGGTCCGGTGAACGTCCTAGCTTTTCTTTTATCTCCTCTTTAGGCGTTAGTATTAAACGCCCATTCTTAGAGTACTTATAGTGAATGACTGCAAGCTCTTCTCTTAGTCCAGGTTCATCCGGCAAAGCTCCGCCATCTTCTATCCAGTCTTTCAGCTTGAAATACATCTCTGCTCTGATATTCTCATAACGCTTATTCTCTATCGCCGCGCCTTGAAATGGTATCTCTCGCAAAGCTGTGTACCCCATCTGCCTCAACCTGTCGACTACGCCAGCACCCATGTTGCCAACGTCTATAAAGGTCATATCTGCCTTATTTTCATCCATTGCCAAAGCAATATAATCTGCCGTCTGCATCGTATTCAGCTTCTTATAGATTCTCGGCTTAGCATATGCCATTAAACCCTTACGCCGCCATATGCACGTTCTGTCATCGCCGAAGCGCGCTATATCAGCGCCTTGCACCAGCGGCATATCATAGGGAACATCCTTTTCTGTCAGCTCTCTACTGAAAGCCTTATCTAGTTCCTCCAGGCTGAAAAGCTCGTTGATTGCCGATACGCTAAAGTCACACAAATACTCTTGTCTGAATTCTACCTCCGGCATATCCTCTTTCAGTTCTTCTATGCTCTTTGCGTCTAAGATGCCGCTATCGTACACGTTCGACAAATACGCAAAGTAACGCTTATTCGTCTTGGCCTTCTTGTACATCTCATAGAAGTTGTTCTGCCCCTTAGGTGTACCGATGAAATAGCAATAGCCTTTTCTGTCGCCGTTCTCTATCGCAGGTCGGATTATCTGCGTCCACATCTCCGGCTTCATATCCGAATACTCGTCAAGTATTACGCCGTCCCAATATGTACCACGTAATGCGTCGGGGTTATTCGCACCAACAATATATATCCTCGCTCCCTGCGCCCCAGGTATTTTGCTGGGGAATTCAACATACTTCTTTGTCTCATTCACCTTGATGCCCTCTATGACGCTTGTGTAATACTTCAATGGGCCCCATGCGATAATTTCCATCTGTGCACTGAACGGACCTACTAAAGCATACTGCGGACTGATTAAGTCGCTCTGCAAAGCATCCCTTATAAGGTGATTCACCATTCCGATGGTCTTACCAAAGCGGCGGTGTGCTACGATTACTGCAAAGCGGTGTCTGCTTAATTCCTTATGCAGTACCTTCGCCCATGCAGGTCGCGGAGTATATGGTATTTGTATTATGTTTTCCATGTTTACCCCCTTGAAAAAATCGTTTTGGTAATTTTTGGTATTTACCTCCCCCGGCGGCTGCAAAATTTTTGGGCCCCACCCCCACTCAATGTCAGCGGAAAAGGCAAGAACCAAAATCAATTTTTGCGAAAACCCAGGGAAATCACCAACGCCAGCGCCGCCAACCAATCAATCAGAACCCACGCCAAACAAAAAGAAAAACGTGGTAGGCCTGCCGCATGAGCCACGCAGGAACGGCCGCCAACATCTGCCAGGCGAACGCCTGCCGCTAACATCATCAGCCAGGCCGTCAACATCTGGAACCGCCAGCTAATCAGCAGCAGCAGGATAATATTTTACGTCCGATAATAAGGATTATGTTAAAAGCTCTATCTATGTTTATGTTTTGGTAGCATCTTCTGAACAATCGTTTACTATCACTGCATCATCGGCCGCGCCCCAATGATACACAGCCGGGCCCTTGCTAGCGTGCGTCTGCTTGTCAAACGCGCCTATACTATCAGCATATAGCTTTGACGCGGCTAGCTTATCCTTGTTGCTGGCCTTGGTGTCTGACATTATCTTGAGCCAATAGGCCTGGAGGTCCTGCACAGCCAGGACGGCTACGGCTGCGCCCTGCTGTTTGAGCAGCGCCGCACAATCCTCTAACGTCTGCGGCTGGGTGACTATTGCCGGCGGCCTGCCTCTTGTCGGTGTATTTGTATTGTTTAATAAACTTTTAATCTTAAACATTTCCGTCACATTCTCGTTACAAACTATGTAACTGTATATACAATTAATATTATCAATAATGACAATCAGTAAACAATATATAAACAATACATATTGAAAAGATAATCATTATTTACCAAAAAAAAGACAATAAAAAAATGATTGAAAGAACTTATCTGACAATCATCAATAATTTTTATTTAATTATCTTGCTATAAATTATATGCCTTAAAAAAAGCTATTAAGTCAATGATACTTTTTTAAATCTTTGTGAACGTCATTAATCTATAATAAATGTTGCTAAATAAAAAAGAACGGCCGCACGCTGAACATCTGCCAGCGTGCGGCCGTTGCTATCCTCTTATAATGTTGTTATTTGGCTTGCGCATCATCTGCGGGGCTGCCGTCGCTATCAGCTGGCGGCGTTGACGCCGGAACAGACACAGCGAACGCGCTGGATTGCTTCTTCTGGTACGTGGAGAACGGCGGCCTTGAAGTTGCTTGCGTACAAACAGCCGCCGAAATCCTGGCCGAACAAGCGGAATTTGCCGAAATCCTGGCCGTGCTCATGGGCTTAAAAGGCCTTGAAATCGAGATATGCGGTAATTGGTTATGGATAGGAGGCGAAACGAAAGAGAACAAAGACGCCTTGAAAGGCGCCGGCTGCAGATGGGCCAGCAAGAAAAAACTTTGGTATTGGCATGCTGGCGAGTGGGTGAAGAAAGTCCGCCGCGCGTTGACTATGGAACAAATCCGCGACCTGCACGGCAGCGAGTTTTTGAAATGCCGCCCGGAAACGCCCTTGTTACAATAGCCGAAACGCCGCCCCGTGCGGCGTATACCGGGGACCGGCCGCCCCGGTACTGTTGAAAGAACGCACGCCGCTGCACGTTTGGGAAGTTGACGCATTGCGCGCGGGATTGGTTGCAGAAGCGTGCAAAAAATTTAAAAACGCAACGTCCCCGCTTATTCGTTGGATGATAAGAGATGAGCTGGCGGCAAAAGTTACCGAATTGTACCGCCGCCCGGTATTTTAACGAAGCATTATAAAAAAACACAAGCCCCAGGGCAAACGCCCCGGGGCTTTTCTGTATCCTGCAAATGCGAGCAGGCTATATATTTTTGAAGTTGAAATGTTTTACAAATCCTAGGGCTGCCATAATTGGAACGCGTGGCGGCCCTTTTCTGTGCGTGTAGTGCATACTCTAGGGAAGCGACAGCGCCGCGCGCCTGCCTTTACTTTTCTTGCTTCTGTTCTGCCCTGGCCTTTTGGAAGCTGTTGGCGTTTATGTCAATCCGTAATAGCCCTTCTTGAATCGCCAGCATGAGTAGGCCGTCAATGAATGAGCGGCGGCGGAGCGCGTACACCTGCGGGCTAATCTCATCCATAACGGAGATTTTGCGGACCGTCCAATGGTATACATACCGGTGCTGAATTGCCTTATAAGACTTGTCCCCGAACCGCTGCCGAAACAGGAGAAGCGAACGTTCCATAACATCCAGCCATTTTTCCGGCTGGTAAACCAAAAACGCCTGCCCAAGATAAATACACCGAACCGCAGCAAGCGGCGTTACTGCTTGAATCGCAAGGCGTGCCGTAGAATCGCCGCCGGTCCTCATATCAAATTCCAAGCGTTCCGCCCTCTGCTGCATTCTGGTAGAAACAACCGCTTTACCTATTGCATTTTTAGCAAAGAACAAACTCTCTGCATGGTCTGCTGCTTCTGCGTAATCCATTTTCTTTACCAGTCCACATCATCGAGCGGGTCTTTCTGTTCCGCTTTTGGGGGATAAGGCGTAGTGGTTTGCGCAATCTTTACGCTTTCCAAATGCTCCAGCAGTAAATAGCTTGCTTTAGAATTTTTGCCGTTTCTATCCACGTATAAATCAGTCTGGAAGCGTCCGCCGACAATAACTTGCGTGCCTTTTGTGATGTAGTTGCTGATATATTTAATCAGTCCTGGGATAAAGCAGCGGCAGGAAATGTAGTCATAAATCTTTTTGCCGTCCTTATCAAGGTACGTTCTGGAGCACTGAATTTCAAGGTTGCATACCTCTTTGCCGTTCTTCATAACTTGCACCGTAGGTTCAAACTTCACCCAGCCAAGTATTAAACAGTTATTCAACATTATAAATTTTCACCTCAACTTTTGGTATGTCACTATATTTTTTAGATACTGTAAGTTTAACAATCTGCTTATCGTCCTTGTAGACAATACCGGAAATTGAATCGAGAATAATTTTTGCGACGTTATCAACATCCGGCTTTTTAATTGGCAGTTGCAAGCCGTTTAAAGCCTGCTCTTTGAATTTTTTTGACTTGCTGGCAGGAATACCCACGTCAGCTATTATCTCTACTCCCAACGGCAATTCCGTGAGCGTCAGCCCTATTCTTTGCATTGCTTCACTAGCAAGCAATTTGACATAGGCTTTATAGTTGCGGCTTATCTCCGGGTCGTATGCTTTTACAAATCCGCCATGAGTAGAAAAGCGAGGCCGTCCCTGCGCCGTCGGTTCGCCTAGAATCGTGAATATTAAATTCATTTCGCTATATCCTCATCAGTGCAGCAGCGGCACAAAAGGTTAATGCAATCTCTGTGCGCTTGCAGCATTTCACTTTCTTCCTTCGCCAGCTCCGCCATATACAAGCCAATCAGACTATATACGGCAATGTCTTTCAGACTTTCAGCAATTTTATCGCCATGAATATCGTGAGTATAAACAAAAGCGATATGCTTTGCTGCATACGCTTTCAGTTCCTCAAACATTCCCTCTGCATCGTCGCCGCGTCCGTTCAGCAGCGCGCCGCAGCGAAAATTCGCAAGCTCATCTGCGCCGGAGGAATACTGTTCATGCTTTTTCTTAAACAGCGCCTCCAATTTGTCAAGCTGTTGGCACACGAATTCACTCATATGTTTACTACACATTCTGGTACCTCCTCTATTTCGTCTAAATAATATACTGACAGAAATTCATCGGTAGAATTCTTTTCAGCCTTGACTTTAGCGTCTTTCGCCGTTTCTGCCTCAACGATTTCTGTAAGTCCCATATTGGGAAATGCTATACTTTCCCATTTAAGCCGGTAACGTTTCATTCGCTATCACTCCTTTCTAAAAAGCGGCGGCACGGGGATAACTGCGACAATTTTTCTACCGCAGTTGGGGCAATGTTCAAAATTGTCGCGAATGTCAATATATTCAGCTCCGCATTGCATCCATCACAAAACAAGCTAAAACATATGGCAGACCGCTAAGAGCAAGCAGATTTACAGCAAGTCCTTGTAACATTCTACTAAAAATCATTTTTCTTTCTCCTTCTCCATTTTCTCAAAAAACTCAATGGCAGCCATGTACTGAGTGTAGTATTTTTTGTTAGGTCTTGCACCATTTTCGCCGTATACACTTTCTACACGTTTTTTAAATTCCGCCAATGTGCCACCTTTGTAATCGTTCCAACAGCCGCAAACAACATTATCATCTTCCACACAATAGGTGGTAGTCGCGTTCCTGCTACCTATGCGGACAATTTGATAATATGTTTTACTGAGGCTTGCTCTGCTGAGGTTTGCGTCGCAGAGGTCTGCGTCGCAGAGATCTGCGACGCGAAGGTCTGCGGAGCTGAGTTTTGCGTCGCGGAGGCTTGCTCCGCTGAGGTTTGCGCAGCAGAGGCTTGCGTAGCTGAGGTCTGCGTAGCTGAGGTCTGCGTTGCTGAGTTTTGCGTCGTTGAGGTCTGCGCCGTAGAGTTTTGCGTTGCGAAGAACTGCTCCGCGGAGGTCTGCGCCGTAGAGGTTTGCGCAGTCGAGGTTTGCTCCGCCAAGGCTTGCATAGCGGAGGTCTGCGTTGCGGAGGTCTGCGCTTTTCCCACCATTCTCACCTTTCAGCCATTTGCCATGGCTTGCGATGATTTCCTTTAATTTTTCCTGTGTAATTCGCATAGTTTACTCCTTTATAGCCTTACTTGCCTTTACTATTTTCTCAATCAGCTTATCCACGGCCTTGTCCGCAAGTTCGCCGGTAGCTTTGATGTTTGCTGGCGTTATATACCTTGCCACATACATCGCAATCACTTCATCTTTAGTTGGAACAGCCATTGCAAGCGCATCAACAATTAAGGCTACGCAGGTTAGTTTTTTTGTGAAATTTAAAAATGCTTTACTAAAGCAACCGTCGCAATCAAAGTCGCAATCAAAGAGGTTTAAAACAAACGCTGTCACGCTTATGCCAGCACACATTGTTAGTAAAAAACCTGCTACAATGCAGAAGTGATGTATCATGTCTATTCTTCCTGCCCAGTATATCAGCCACGGTGAAACAATCGGCTCATTCATTACTCTTTCTCCTCCCTTTATCAGCGACAATCCCATGTTTCGAGATATGCCCATTCACGTTCCATATCGTATTCTATTTGTTTATCATCATAGATTTCTTTTCGTGTGGGCAAATATCCATACTCCGCTATTGCCTGCTTTACTACTTCACGAGCTTCCATTTTATCAAGTAGCATACAATATTTTGTAAGCATTCTTAATCTCGGCTTCGCCCCTAACCTAGCTAAAAACTCGTCAGTCCAATCATTTTGATGATAATACCACGAAAACTTTTGTCGACAAGGTACTTTCCGCTTTGCACAGCTATGCTTACATTTTCTGCACGATTTATACGTTGCAAATTCTTTGTGCTCTGCGGCGCTATCGCATAGACACCTTTTTAATCTACTCATTACTCTTACACCCTACAATCTTCCTACCGCGCCAGCAGCAGTGCAACCGTATCAAGAACTACAGCTACGCAAATTGCCGCTTTGAGAAGTTTCGGCAATGCTTCTCCCGCTTCCCAGTATTGCCTTGTGAACGCTATGACGAGAGCGCTCAGCGTCGCACCTACCGAGAAACAGAACCTTTCGATAAAATATAAACTATCATTCATTACTTTCGCTCCTTTTTATTGAGACCTGCAACGAGGCTATACACTGTACAAGTTTTTCTTGTACTTCACGCAAAAACTCATAGCCCTTGTAGTTTTCCGGCTTAATCACCAAGTCCAAACTGACTTCAAGATGAATCACGTTTTTCATTTTTTATTCCCACGTTTAAACGGTATCCTTCGGTGCCGCGCAAGCGCCAAATCTGCTGTCTGCGTATTTTTTTCTTGTTGACAATCAGCTCGCGGATGGCAGGTGTGGTTATAACCTCATATCTGGCACCGTACCGCAGCCCCTTGAGATACATTTTGTACTCGTGCCTGTCTCTTTGCTTACGGTTCATTTCTTTTCTCCATCTCCTTAACCAACCGTTCAACCTCTTCTCTAATAGCTTTGATTTCTTTTTTTAGAGTTCTGATTTCTTCCAATTTTAAGCGCAATCTTTTGATTGGCGTGCGTCCCAACATATAGCTGCGGCGCGCCACTCCTGCGCAGCGACGACTCATGCGCCACTCTTTGCGGTTCTTCGTTAGTTCAGCCATTACTCTTCCTCCTTTTCAATCGCCGCACGAATAACAGCCATAGCCTTGTACAGATAATCAACATCGCCGCTAAGCAGCCATTCTTCCAGCTCCGCATTAACAGCCTTGATAAGCTTTTCTTGATATTCCATGTTCTTCAACCTCCTTAACTAATTTACTCTCTTATAACATTACATCTCCATCAAGTCCAAACAATGACTGATTACCGCCTTGTTTCGTCGGTATTTCCATCCAGTATTTGAAAACCTCTTCGCCTTTTGTGAAATTTTCAAAAGGCATTCCAGCGTCTTGTCTTGCTTTCAACATTTTCTCAAAAGCCAAACAATATAATTTTTTGTATGCTGGCCATATTAAGAAATCTCGTTTCCTGTTGCTTTGCGTGCTAAGCGGACATCCAATACAGCCTAAGCGCTTAAACCCTTTATCGTAAAGAAAACAGTATGAAATATTATATTTTTTGATGTACTCCCAAACTTCAGCATCGCTCCATTCAATTATTGGGTGGAGAAATGATTTTCCGTTGCGATTATTACAGGTTTCTACAAGCTTCCTCTTGCTTCGCCTTGCGCTTTCAGCGTGCCGCACACCAGTAACAACTACACGATTTTCGCCGCCTTGCTCTTTTAAATACTGACAACAATACCTCGAAAATCTTGTTGGTGGAAATTTTTTCTTTACAATCAACTGCCACATGGAAAGTTCTGGCCGATGCTTTTCCACTTCTGGATATTGCTCACGGATGAAACGTACAAGTTCTGGCGGGTCAACTGTCGTAAGATTGTAATGAGCGTCAAATTTAACGCCTGCACGCTTGCATAAATCAAGAACAACACAGCTATCTTTGCCGCCGCTGAAGGCGACATAGTAACCTTCTGGCGGCTCATGTAACTGTAATCTTTTAACCGCTATGTTTACCTTATCGACTTCTCCATACAAAGTATTTTCGATAAGCATTTATTCCCACTCCTTTCTCTTTTAATTGCTATCAACAAAGCAGCTCGCCACCTTAACAACCCTTGTTAGGATGAGTGATTCGCGGTATTCTTTCTCTCCTTCTCGCTCCGCACTTCTGCGGCGTATTCTCGCACCGCTTGCACGGGCGGTCGCACTCACAGCAGCAAATGTGTAAGAGTGTGCTTATCACGCACTCCGGCGTGACTGCCCTGCAATAGTATTTAGGCTTTAAGCGTGTTTCTAGTGCGCTGGCAGTTTCATCCTGCTGCGTAATGGTTTCCGGCGGCTTCGGTGTACCCGTCAGTCCCTTTACCTTTGCTTTACATCTCAGCAGGCCACAAGATTTTTCCTTGCCTTTCTTAAACTCCCAGATGGTCACTTTTTTTGTTTTGCCACAATCGCAACGCACCAAGAAGTAAGCTGAACCCCTATCCTGGTAGCCTAAATACTTCTCAACAGTCAGCGTGCCAAATTTCACGCCAACCCATGCCGTCCAATTATTCACGCCAGCACCTCCAAAGTAAGCGTATCGCCACATTTCAGCAGCTTACTTTTACAAGGCTCATTATGCTTGCGACTGTACGTAAAGTCGTTCATGTAGCATTGCAGGATACGGAATTGATTGTCAATAGCGTTATCATTCAAGCCAATCTGCCGGCCGTACTCAAATACGGCTTTATCCTGCGGCATATACGGCATAATGAGCCGGTGTTCCGCCAGCTTTGCCCTTGTCCATTTCAGCAGCATACTGTTCAGCCTATCAGCAAGCGGCTTGCCGTCGCTCAGCTTCTCCATGTTGCAGCGGTTTATATTCTCCTGCACATGAGCTTCTTCTGCCTGCTTCAAAGCAGCCTGCATCAGCGCCGGGCTGATTATATTCACGTTAAGGCCGTTCGCACCGGTCAAGGTAAGCGCTATCTGCTCTGCCTTCTCCCATCGGTCAAGGCCTATATTTTGCTGATTAAAAATTCCTGCCCAAAGGTTGACTGTTTCTGACAAGATTCGTTTCGCTTCTTCCAGGCGGTCAAAGCCGGGCCGTATGTCCTGCGGCATCCGTTTTCCTGCCTGTTGCAGTTTAACAATCGTTTGGGCTATTCTCTGCGGTTGCAGCATCTTCTTCGCCTCCTACATCTCCGTAAAGTTCGTTTACCAGGTCCATGCTAGAATATCCGGCACCTGCATTCTGCTTCTTGCTGTTACCGCTGGCATAGTTTCTTGCTACGGTCTGCACATACGCAAAGTTTCTTGCGCCGTGCTCAACCGCTGCCAATATTCCCTGTTCAACGGCAGCCTCGCCAACCTCACCTAACAAGGCTTGCAGTTTTTCTCCGACGATTGGAGTAAGCGGCATCATGTTTTTCTCCCACAAGGCAAAAATTTCAGTATGCGTTTTTTCCTCGTCATCGTCATTTCTTTTAGGATGATGATAATCATCCTTTTCTTTTCTATTCTTCTCTTCTCTTCTCTGTTGCGTGACATTGCGTGACTTGTCACACTCTGTCACGTGACCGTCACGTGACATATCCTCATCAACATTGCGTGACTTGTCACACTGTCTTTGCTTCTGCTTTCTCAACCTGTTCTGCTCACGTATCTTTTCTAGTCCCGTGACATTTTGATGCTTCTCCCAACCCAAGATTTGAATACAACCATCACTTTCGACTTCTATCAATTCCAAATCCTGGAATAAAGTTAATGCTTTATCAGCAATGGTTTTCGGCACACCGAAATCAGCAGCTAATGACTGCGGAGTGTACATCACGTTTTGAGAGATGTACACCCTACCGCCATCGTTAACGGTTCCTGCTGCGCACAGCAGATGTACCCACAATAGGACCAGTTCCGCGCCTTTAGGTTGATTCAGCAGGTATTTAATTTTGCGATTTTCAAACAGTCTTGTTGAAAGTCTTACCCAGCCTACATCAGCCATGCTTTACCACCTATTTCATACTTGCTTCAATTTCTTCTGCCGTGAAGATTTCGCCGGTTACAGTATCAACCTTGCTGCCTTCTGCAAGCTCCTGCGCTTGCTCTGAAGCGTTTTCTGCGTCAACGTCGATATATTCAGCCTCGCCGGTGGTTTCATTCATAGAAGCCACTTTGTTTTCATTTTCAAGTGCCTTCATTAAGTCAACAGACTTCGGAGCGTAAGTTTTGAGAATAGAAATAAGCACCGTTTTGCAGGCCATTGCATCGAAGTCTGTTTGCCACGGGCCACTGTTGAAAGCCTTGCTAAAGCGTTTAGCGTGAGTAACAACTTCTTCTTTAGTCCAGTATGCAGCCTTTTCAAAGCCGTCAATCGTTTCAAAGTACGCATAATAGCCAACAACCTTATCGCTTATTCTTTTTCCCTTATCATAAGTTTCATCAAGCACGCACCAATTCAACAGTTCGCCTTCCCGCACCGGCGTCATGATGATTTTTTTCATGAGACGGCTGCGCTGTGCCAGTTGAATCAAACCACGATAGCCGGTCTGGTAGCACGCCTGCCCACCACGCGGAACGATATACGCCTCTCCCAAATCCGGAGTTACCGAAAGTTTAAGACTTGCCGCCGTTGCTGCCGCCGCAAGGATTGTGCGATAGTCCGCCGCGCGCAGCAACTTATTGTTGTTGCATACCGTAAGAACGCTGGACAAAAAACTGCCGGCATTTTCACCGAGCATCTTTTCAAAGCGCTGCTGTACCGCTGCACTGTTAATCGCTAAGCTCAAAGTCGACGGAGCTTTTACTGCACTAGTATCCGCTCTTTTTGTAATACCTTTTACTGTTGCCATTATTCTTTTAACCTCCTTAATTTCAAACAGTCTTTTTCGCTATCATATAAAATTTCTTCCAGCGACAAGTCTAATGCTTGTGCCAATTTTACACGTGTACGCAATGCAATATTTTTAACTACGCCGCATTCGTATGCGCTAATGGTCGGCTTTTCCACGCCAACCATTAGCGCAACTTCACCTTGCAGCAGGCTTAATTCCTTCCGCTTATGGAACAAGGTTGTGCCTAATTTCTCCTGCTCTGTAAGGCTCATTTTAACGTGAACCTCATACTAGGCTTGCCAACTTTAGCATACTTTTCGTACACGTCCGGCAGGTCTTTTTTCAGCGCCTTGCTGTCCAGCGTCACCCTTGCAGCAGTCTGTTTATAGGTAATCTTTCTATCTCTGAACATACCATTTTCGTTGCCGTCAAGCATAATCTTCAAGGCATTTTGTGCCTGGCTTAGTTGTTCTTCCAGCACTTTTTTCGTTGCGGTCAGCCCATCAATACACTTAATGTATTCCTCCGCCGCACTCGGCAACAGCGTGATATTATCAGCAGACAGTCCGCTTTTACTATTCATCTTGTCAATGGTTGCGGCAGTGCTTTCGCTGCCGTCAACCTCCGGCGGGATGTCGCTTTGCAGGTTGTTCCAGAATATAATCGCCTCCGCTCTCATATCTGAAATAAACTCATCGTTGCGGGGAATTTCTTTCCATACAAAATGGTTGCCGCCGATTAAGCAGGCAATGTACCACTTCTCGCAGCCGGTAATCATCATGTACCACTGACACTGGCAATAGTAGCTGTCTGGCAGCTCGTCACCGTCCCAATCTTTCGACTTAAAGCCGTTCGCGGTCTTACATTCAAGGCCTGCGCTTTCACCCACCACTAATCTGTCGACGTTCGCAAGCATGAAATCATAGCTTTCATCCTGCAACGTGCCGCACTTGCGTACCTTTTTACCGGTCAGCTCACAGAATCTGTCAGCTACAACCCGCTCAAGCACCGTACCCCAATACACAAATTCATTATTGGAAAGGTCCTCCGGCTCAACGTCACCATGCTTTTCAGCGTAGAGTGCGTAAGCGCTCTTCCAGGGATTAAGTCCCATGATGCAGGCAATATCGCTGCCGCCGATACCACTATTGCGGACGCGTTCCCACGCCACGCGGTCAGCCGCCTGCTCAACTGTCATAATTAATTTGCCCTTCATTTTTCTATTTTCCCTACTTTCCCACTTTTCTCTATATCTTCTAACATACGTTTCGCGGAGAGAGCTGTCATATACGTAATATCTTTGTCGGTCAACGCTCCCACGATGCGATACATCACATCTTCAGCGAGGTTCGGTACGTTGTATTTTTGCTCTGCAATTTTTACAGCCCTCCACAGGTGAACTACTGTAGCCGCCGCCATAACCTCAAAGGCCTTGGGGTTATTTTTGATAACCGATACGCTCATTCCAAGAATTACTTTTATAAAGTATTCATCGACCTCATTCATATCGCCTTTGACGCCGACAATGTTTGCATTGTGGTTAGCGGCAAGCACTACGCCGCCATTGCGGATGAAATCTTTAATCGCCAGCTTGAATTCGTTGTTCATAAAATCAATCTCCTTTCAAAAATAAAATTAAATTTCTTTATACAAAGGGATAACAATTTGTTGTCCCGCTTGCAGCTCTTTACCTATGAGATTGTTATGCTTGCGAATATCAAACATCAGCTCGCGACAATCTCTGTACTTGTCCTGCTCTTTCATGTGAGCATTTGCAATATCCCACACTGTTTCCCCCTCGCTTACGTAATAAGCAACCAGGGTTCTGCTATAACTTGGGAACAAAAAACCATGTGCTCTAATGGCCAGCTTTGCGGCGCTGCCACCGGTCAGAAAGACAAGACCAGCAAGCAGAATAGCAGTAATGATAAAAGCTTTCACTAAGCCTTTAGTAGTCTTGCTCATTTTCCCCATCCTTTCATAACAACCTTGCGCCAGCACTCGCCGCCGCTGCACACGGTAACAAGCAGGCCGCTTTCCTTATCCACTACTTTAGAGAAGTTCATGTGCGACAAGTCTTTGCCGCATACAACACATCTTCTTTTCTTCTTAGTCACTCAGTCATACCTCCACACTTCTTCTTCCAATTCAAGAGGCGTAATCCCCATGTACTCAGCAAATTTTGCGGGGCTGATATGATAAGCCCAACTCTTTTTACTGCTGGCGTGAATTGCCACGCCGAACGGTAACGCGCCACTACGCAGGCCCATACGCACAAACATCTCGCTTTTCTGCATGAGCCGTGCGGCCGTTTTAATAGGAACGTTCCCAAGCATTTCTATTTCCTCCTTTTCATAAAGCGCATTGCCGTTTCGTAGCGTTTTTCAGCTCTTTCAATAGCTCCTGCGCGTTCTTTCTTTTCAGCTTTTTCTTCCAGCGTATCACACCGGATTGCGCCCATGATTCTTTTCAAGTCTTTGTCGGTCCTACTATTCAAAGCACACCTCCTGCCCGCGCCGACGCTAGGCGCGGGGCTTGTTTCTATTTCAGCCCTACTACTGGCCGACTACCTGTTGTTGCTGTTCGCACAGTCTTACGGCAGCTTGCAAGCCTTGCATATATGCGGCCGCAACCATAAGGCCGTCCGCTTTAAGCTTGGACATATCAACCGCCGTGCGCTTTACACGCTTTTCAGCAAGCATTTCTTTCACTTCCATTGTTGCCACCTCCCTTTTACAAGATACATAATGCCTAATTTAGACATTTTATTCTTTTTTTCAACACCTTATGCTGTTATTATACTGCTATCAATTCTTCTCGTCAACTATTTTTTGTCTATTTCCAACATTAATTCTTGTATTCTCTCTATGTTTATGTTAAAATAAACACGTAATGTTTGGTGGCGACACTAGAAAGGAGTGACTTGCAATGAATGAGCGTTTAAAGCTATTGCGCAAAGCTTTAAAACTGAATCAGTTAGAATTCGCGGAGAAAATACAAATAGGACGTTCCACTTTGGCAGGCTATGAAAACGGGCTTACTAATATGACAGATAGGTCCATCCGTGATATTTGCCGCGTGTTCTATGTTAATGAAGATTGGCTACGTACTGGCGAAGGAAATATGTTCCGCGCCAGGAATACAACCAACGAAGAATTAGCACTGCAAATCGGCAAACTGTTAAAGACAGATGATGAGTTTACCAAGAATCTATTTTTGGAATATCTCAAACTGCCGCCCGAAATGAAAACTTTATTTGAAGATTTCGTTCACAATCTGGCCAAAAGCAAATAACCGGCAAATAAAAAAATCCCCCGTACCATCCGCGGTACGGGGGATTTTGCTATGCCTTTTAAATTAGTGCAGCAAATAAAAAAATCAATCTTCGTCTACAAGTCCAAGGATAAAACTGTATATGACAGCCAGCGTTTCTTCATCTTTCACTTCCCGCAATATACCGATTATCCTACTCAATAAAACCTGCATTGTGCCCTCCATTCAAATTAAAGCAGGCCTACAACATTAAGAACCTATTTATATTCTACCACTAAGCTCGCTCATTATAAAGAGTTTTAGGAAAAGTAATTATTTGAATTGCAGTTTACATTTAAATGTGCTATTATTAAATCAAATAAAGACAGAAAGTGAGGTGGTTAACATGGTTGACAGTGACACTATAAGCCTACAGATTAAGAACCTCTATCAAACAATTTTCGCTGTGTCATTGGCGCAAGGCGTGAAATGGGCAGTCTAAAAGCTGCCCATTATTTTTTTATTACAAAGGAGAGTATTTATAATGAGATTTAATCCAATAGAGTTTTTCTATGAGTTGCTTAACGGGAATCCTTATCTTATTGGTGTGCTAATCTTTACCGTGTGTATATCTCTTATTCCTAATTCGTTATGCGAAACTATATTAGAACTGCCCCAAAAAATAAAAAAGATGTTTGCAAAGAAGCCTGTTGATGCACCAATTCAACAGGCCAACCAAAATTACGACTTCGTTCCGTCTGACGATAATTATTTTACTTTCAAAGGCAGAATAGGAAGAAAAGTTTTTATTAAAAGAACCGCTATTGCATATTTAGGAATTATTCTGGTAGCGGTATTCTTTTCATGGTTAGCAGGTTCAACAAGTGAACTAGAAAAAGTTTCTCTATATAGCGCATTAATGCTTGTCTTTATGTTCCCTTTTACACTCTTCTTATACGCCAACACAAACAGACGCTTTCATGATATTGATAAAAGTTCAAGATGGACATTAGCAATGTTCCTTGCAAGCAACACTGTTGCGCTATTCTACTTTCTTCTACTGCTCTATTTGTTTTGTAAAAAAGGCAATCCCGGTGCAAACGAATATGGCCCGAATCCATTGCAGCAATAAGCAACGATATTTTCAAACAAAAACAACAATAGCCCACGCCGTACACGTGAGCTATTGTTGCTGTTGTTTTTGCCGAACCTTAAACACAATTTTGAAAGGAGGTTTGTCTTGATGAAAAAAATCTGGAAAACATGAAAACCTAGAAAAAAGGAGAAAGAAGGGAATCAAGATTGCATCTTCATTTCAACACCCCGAAAAAATGAAGGTACTATAGTGCTTGTATCAGTGTTCGCGGAAACTGCGCCGTCTACTGCGCCTACACCGGACCGCACAGCCGCCCCGAACACCTACTTATATTATATCATGATAATATGTTTAATTTGTGAATAATAACTTCATATAAACGCTTGAAAGAATTAATACACAGTTTATCCACAACTGTTGCAAAAAATGCAACAACTGAAAAAGGAAGGAGCAACTAAACATGAAATTACCTAACGGCTATGGTTCCGTTACGAAGCTGACCGGGAACCGGCGGCGACCGTATATGGTCCGCATCACAACGGGCTTTACCAATGACGGCCGCCAGCTTATGAAAATACTAGGCTACTATGCAAAGCGCACAGAAGCACTTACTGCCCTAGCCGAATACAATCAATCGCCCTATGATGTTGAAAGTGTGGGCTTGACGTTTGCCCAGGTACACGAGAGATGGGAAGCCGCAACCTACGTTGACGGCAAAGAGCAATCTAACCAATATAAGGCAGCATATAAGCGCTGCGCGCCACTATGGGATATACCGTTCAAAGATATTAAGACCGCGCAATTTCAGCAAGTCATAAATGACTGCGACAAAGGCTACGCTACCAAGAAGGCAATCCGAATCGTATGTAATCTGATGGCCAAATATGCGCTTGCTAATGATATTATAGTAAAAAATTATGTTGAGCTTACTAGCCTACCGCCCCAGGTTGAAAGCAGAATACACAATCCGCTTACTAAAAAGGAGCTTGCTATATTATGGGAAAACAGCAAGGATATAAAAGTGCAAGCCGTGCTTATCCTCTGTTATACCGGCATGCGCCCCACCGAGCTAGTGAAGGTTGAGAAGGCGAACGTCGACTTTGAAAATAAATTCTTCGTTGGCGGCATGAAAACTGCGGCAGGCCGCGGCAGAAGAATTCCTATTGCTGATAAAATATTCGACTTCTTCAAGGATGCTTGTGAACGCAGCACCGGCGAATATATCTTTTCTGATGAACGGGGCAAGAATATATCCTATGACACATACCGCAGCAGATATTGGGAACCGGTAATGAATATGTTTAAGATGGACCACTTGCCCGGTGACGGCCGCCACACTTGCGCAAGCCTGCTTGATGATAAAGACGTAAATGTAAAAATCAAGAAGCTAATTCTGGGGCACGCCAGCTCCGACGTAACGGAAAGAGTTTACACTCATAAGACGTTAGAGCAACTGTTAGAGGCTATAAATTTAATATAGTTTGTTACATACGTGTTACATATGTGTTGCATACTCGTTACATACGTAGCTGATTTTCTATGAGCTGTGGACACTTTTTGAAAATAATGGAGGCGAAGAAAAAGCCCGCAACCTGCATGGTTACGGGCTTTTCTTGCGATTTGTGATTGATTGAGATAGCCTTCTCTATTAACGTTTGG